TAATGGATTTAAGAAACCATTAATCACGCAATATCCAAAGCCATTTTGGTATTATGGTGAAATAGAACAAACAAGAGGTCACGAAGAAGTTGTAACTCAGTTTTGTTGGAAAGATAAGGAAAGATTTAAAAATTACAGAATGCCAATGCAGGGGACAATTCTTAATCCAAAAGACAATATACATTCAATTTCAGTTTCTGGAGGATGTATTTTTACAGAAGGAGAGTTTCTGAAACCAAATAAGTTAATATTTGGAGATGGAGAAGAAATTTTTATAGCAGCAAGAGCCTACACAAATGGTTATGATTTTTTTGTTCCAAGCAAAATGTTCATGTATCATCTTTACTATGGAAAAGAAGGCAAGAATAGAAGAAGACTTGTTACAGAAGATTGGCAAGATGATACTTTTAGATTAGGAAAAATTTCTGGAGATGAAATTACTTTTGTTTTAAGCGAGCCAGGAGTTGTTGGAGAAGGGAGACTTGGAACAGAAAGAACATTGACTGATTATGGAAATTTCTGTGGTCTTGATTTTTACACTGGAGAAATTGCTGGAAATTTTTGTGGATTTTAAAATAATATTAACTGGGTCTCGTGGATATGTTGGAACCGCAACAAAAGAACTTTTAGAAAAGTATGGATATGATGTTATTGAGATTGATAAAAAAATCAACAAAGACACAAGATATTTGTATAAATATATTAAAAATAAAAAATCATTGTTTATAATTCATTTATCTGCTAAAAAATCTATACCAGAATCTATAAAAAATCCATTATCTTATTATTTAAACAATTTTGTTTCAACCCTATCTGTTGGAATCATTTCGAGATTATTTATGATTCCAGTTATTTTTGCTTCTTCGGCAGCAGTTTACTCTCCAACCAACCCTTATGCTAAATCAAAGTTATTTGAAGAAAAAATTTTAAAGATTCTTTGTAAAAAACTTGTAATTCTTAGATATTTTAATATTGTTGGAAAAACCAAAAATGCTAATGATAAAAATGGATCAAATGTTTTTTCAATAATTTAATATAAAAATAAATAGTGCAGAGTCAACAAGAGACTATGTTCATATTTTAGATATAGCAAAAGCCAATGTTTTGTCAGTTGAGTATCTTAAGCACAATGACTTTTTGCTTACAGATATTTTTACTGGTAATCAGTTTACAATGCTTGATGTGGTAAGTGAGTATGAGAAAAATGGTGTCAATATTGAATATGCCGTTTTAAATTTGCCAGACTTGACTATTTTCCCAAAAATAGATAATAGAAACGTTCTTGGCTGGTTTCCTTCTTATACCTTCTCGGATGGTGTTAGATCAGAGATTGCCTTTAGATAATAAAATACCCCCAAGGATTTCTCCAAGGGGGTATTCTTTTTATATACTACTTAGGACATTTGCTCATCCAAAATTTTGTTCTTGGTGTGATGCCCTTCCATGAGGACCAGTCGTCTCCACCTTTTGTCATGTAGTATGCAATCTCTGCATTTTTGACGGGATTGAATAGTTCAGCGTTAGAGTCAAGATCAAACTTAGTTCTACGATCAGGACCAAGTGCGTCAATCATGTTTATTTGGAACATACCATAAGACGAGTCACCAGTCTTGTGATTGCCGTTAAAAGCCAATGGACGGCCATTAGACTCCTTTTTAGCAACTGCCCAAGCAACTACAAGGTCTTGACCCTTGAAGCCTACTAGAGAAAGCAGTTCCTTTAATTCTAAATCAGTCAGAGAAACCTTATTCTCAAAACTCTCTAGTTTTTTTGCCTTAGAAACCAAAAAAACCTCTTTCGAGGTGGTTTCCGATGTCTGAGCCTGTTCAAGGCTAAGATTGTTCTTAGTATCAAGACCTGAATCAGCATTGGCTCCGTTCGACAAAACAGTTACTAATGCTACGATACTGAGTGTGCTAATGATCTCTTTGTTTCTTTCGATAAATTTAATCATAGTTTCCTCCTTAGAAAACAATAACACCCTGGTAGGTGTTACTACCAAGTATAACACAAAATTTTGTTAAAAGTCAAATTAAACGGCCAAATTATGAAAAATCTTTTATGGTAAAATTATTGTATATCTGGAGGTTTTTATGTCTAAATGGGATGATTGGAAGATTGCAAGCGGAACAACTAGGCCATGGCACCTATTAAATCCAAGCCAGTATTCAAAAGAAGAGGCTTTAGCCAGGAAAAGACTTTTAATTTGCCAAGGGTGCCCACAATTGATTCAACTAACAACCCAATGCAAAAAATGTGGCTGCATAATGAAATTAAAAACTAAACTAGAGGCTGCAACCTGCCCACTAGGTAAATGGTAATAAATCATATTGTTTAAAATATCGACTAGCACAACTTTATAAGATGGTATAATAAAGATTATGGCTACAGGTCAATCACTTAATTATCCTACTATGAAGTATCCACTTGCTTCTGATCCCGTGAATGTCCACGGAGACATTAAAGTATTGGTTGACGCTTTAAATGATATTTTGCCCCCTTTGGGTATGACAAGTGTATCTTCTCCTGTAAGAAATAACACAAACCTTGCATTACCAGCAGGAACCCCTGTTTATATTTCAGGAAATGTTTCACACGGTGGACAAATGAAAACAACTGTAGAAAGATACAACCCATCAAGTTTAACCCATAATCCAGATTCACCAATTCTTGGATTAATACAAACAGGAATTTCTGCACTAAGCGATGGCGTTGCTGTGGTGTCTGGAGTTTTGCAGATGAATACAACAAATATTGGTACACCAGGAACAAAAGTTTATATTGATGGAAGTGGACAACTTGTTGGTGGAAGACCTTCTTCTGGACCAGCAAGATATGTAGCAGTCGTTGCAGTTCAGGGTACACAAGGTCTAATTGTTGTCCAGACAAAAGGAAACGGTACTTGGGGAGCACTTAAAGACGGATTGTCGTGATATAATAACATTATGGCAACCTTTAGAAATCAACCAACAGACTCTTATGCACTAGGTGCAGCCCCACCAGAAATTCGTTGGACAGTTGTTCGTGGAGACTCAGCAGCATTTCGTGTTTATGTAACTAATGACGCAAGAGTTCCTCTTCTTCTTGAAGATTGGGAAGTTGCAATGGATATATATAGACCAGTAACGGATGCTGTTATTTTGTCTTTATCCCCTGAGCCAATTGAGTTCCAAGATGAAGAAGGAAGTTTCACAGTCACATTAACATCAGCACAATCTCAACTTCTTGAGACAGGAGACATCTTCGACATACAACTCACAGAACTTCTATCAGAGGGCAGAGTTTGGACGGTAGCCAGAGGGTCAATGGTTATCCTTGAAGATGTAACCCAGTAATGCCAACACATCAATTAGCACATGCACAGATTCAAGATCTTGATTTAAGACGAATTCGTATAGATCACATACAACCAAAAGCAAGGGTTGAAGAGGTTTTACCATTTAGGGTTCAGTTTATCAATGTAAGTGTGTTTGGTTATTCTAAAACCAATCCACCACCAATTCCATTGCAGGTTATTGGCTACAGCAACTATATTCTATAATTAGATTAATTAAAAGGGTGATATAATTGCCACATGGCTAAAGTATCAATTCCATCAGTTAAGGCTCTATTTCAAACAGGTGATAGACCTACTCAAGAAAACTATGAAGATTTAATCGATACCGCTTCAGCACAGGCAACAGACCTTGGCTCAGCAGGTAACAATGAAAACACAATCACTGGTATTGAGAACGTAACTGTTATTGATAACTTTGACGCTACAGTTTGGCGAATGGTCAAGTATATTGTTTCAATATCAAAGACCACTGCAGGGGACAACAAGTTCTATGCAACCGAACTAACAATTCTCGTTGACGGTACAAATGTAAATGTCAGCGAGTATGGAACAATCGACAATGATGGGAATATTGGCACCATTAATGTCTCTCGCACTGGAAATACCGTGGCCTTAACAGTCACTCCAGACCCAGCGATCAAGCCAGTCACAGTTCGTTTTGCACGAATTGGA